ACTGCACCAGAAACTTCGCCATTTGCGCTCGCCACACAAGGGTCTACGTCGAGAGTGGTAGAAATGTCTGTATTGTTCAGAAATCCAGCCTCTCGACGCGTTTTTGTGTTATCTGTGAAAGTATCAACCGCCATTTAGGATAGGTGTTTTTTTAATTTATCGAAATCTGGATCTTCTTTCTCGAGTTTTTGGCCAACATTGAAAACAATAGTAGTACCATTTCCTCGTTTGTGCATGACGTTTTTTGTGAAACATCCTGCCCCGACTTTTGCATCAGGTTCTTTTTGCTCTACTCGCTCAAGTTCTGTCTGTTTTACCTCTTCTCCTTTTACTTCTCCTTTAGGATCTTCTTTGATCTTTTTCTTCGAAAACGCTGATTTGAGTCCCATTTTGTGGAAGTTAAAAAATAGTAATTACAAAAAAATTGTAGAACACACGAAAAAAAGTGCAAGTTAAAAATAATTCAACTCTGTTTATTCTTTTGGGTCTAGTAAATTATACGATGCAAAAACAACTTCTTGATTAAAAAACAATCCGATCCTTTTTTTCAGCAAAACAATTTCCTCCATCGTGACATCGAGTCCACTCGGATTTTGGAATATTTTTTGTGCAAATTGTGCGTATTCGAATTTTTTTACTTCATCAAGACTTTCCGGTTCGTTATGTTGAACAAATACTGTCAGAAGTGCTTTTTTACAAATCTCGTCCAATGTTACGTCTACCAATACGGTCTTTTTTGCTCCGTTTTCGTCTAATTCGTCAGTTTCTTTAAGGTCTCGAATTGCCTTCCCCTCAATTCCTGTAAGCGTTTGTGAAAAATCGATTTTCATCATTAATTGGTTTAAAAAAATGGTACAGACGAATTCTGCACCATTTTTTTATTAAAGTCAATTTAATGACCGTCCGATTTCTAACTTGGTTTCGAAGTGAAGCCCAAAAGATAAATCGGTGTCCCTGTCTGCGTTGCAACACGAACAACGTAATTACAAGAGCCAGGAACAGACCCTGAGTTTGCTTCTAACACTTTGTCAGTAGCGGCCGCCGGCAAGTTTGCTAAATTTGTGACAGCAGTCGCTTCAGAAATGTCTATCGCACTCGTAAGTGTCGAACCAGACATTTTAACTCCATTCGTCATGTCTCCATACAGCCAAAGTCCAGCGTGGACAACAGTTGTGTTTGAAGCATGAACGTGGGCCGAAATTAGTGAAGTGTTATTTCCTGGATCAGTATGCAATCCTTTCAGATTAACATAGAGACCAGTAAATTCTCCACTCGGAACGGTTGCGGTTGCATCCCCATAGTTTTTGACCATGAGTCCGGCAGTTGTGCCAGTATATGCTTCTCCAGGTTGTAAAGTCTTTTTAATTATTGGACCGTTGGATGCTCCACCATCCGAAACGTCCTCGTAACTAACAGAACTAAACTGTTTGAACAAACATGATGCCGCCGTGCCGATGTTTCTGTATGATCCATCGATGCCGGTCAATGCGTTTGTTTTCACGAACACACAACCTTTGGCATAAAGTGCACTTGCGGCAGTAGGAACGACAAGCCCTGAGCATTTAGAGATTAAGTTGCTTGAATCCCTTGCTATTACTCGAACGGATTGAGAGTTCACGGTTTCAACGTGTCCCATCTCCCGCTCAATACTTGTTGCAATCGTCCCCCGAAATAGTTTTTCTAAGAATGACATCTTATAAAGGGGTTAAGATTAAGTAATAACTTGGTCCAAAAGATAAGCGGAATTTACGTCCAAAATCTTATCTTGGTAAGCCCAATCGAGCTCAGTAACATCTCCACGATCTGAAACATGTCTCCGATTGGAAACTCGTTTGTTTTGCCCTGCCATTTCGAATCTGTATCCGAATGACGGAGTGTGAAGTGACGCAACATCGGGAGCGAAGAAAAGTCCGAAATCGTCGGACCAAACTTCTCCTTTTGTTAGGGTTTGTCCTTGTTTTGAAGTAGCTTTGATCGCTTCACCAACCAGAAGTTCTTTTAACTTAAGGTGGCTCTTTATTACGGTGACTACATTCTCGTCAGTCAAAACAGCTATTACACCACCACCAGTAAATTTCGCAACAAACTGAGGATGTGTTTTAAGTTTTGAAATAACAACTGAATTTGTCCATCCCTTATTTGGGAATCTCCCAATGGCAAGCCTAATTGCCTGTCTCGCTGTCTCCATGTCTCCCAATGGATCTGAAGTTGGGTCATCCCAAAGGACTGATGGAGTGGCATTGTTAGTAAGAATCGAAGTGTCGGCCAATGCTGTCGCCAACCCTACCTCCATTTCTAATTCACGAGAAGACTCCAAAACTCTTAATGCATCGTTTCTTGCATCAAATGGTTTTTGAAATTGTCTCTTGATTCGATCTGGAATTGTTTTTGCTAGATCGTGAAATTGAATTGCGTATGCAGTATCGTTGGTTTGTTTGTAATCGATGAAATGTTCACCAAGGTCATTGATGGCACGAACCGATTCAAAAGTTCTAAAGTGGGCATTGTCAGCGAATTTTCCGATCACCCCTGTTTCTTCCGCTAGGTTTGGAACCAATGGAAGAATTTTATCATGAATGAAGTTTTCATTCGTGTAGGCTAATGAAATATTCGTAAGTTGCTTATCCACTCTTCCGGTTTGTAATGTTGGAAATGGCATTTTGTATGCAAATTAATAAATATGAAAAGTTTCTAGAATTATCCAGCTAGAGTTCCCTGGTTTGCTTCAACTTCTATCTCGTCCCCTGAAACACCTGACTGAAGCGCGTTCGCACAAACGTATTCTGTGTCAACCGTTGCTTTAATAAGTGCTCCTCCTGTGGTTGGAACGAGCGGATCACCCGCTACTACTGTTCCCAAAAGTTTTGCTATTGTTCGACCGCTTATTGCGATAACTCCAACTGTCTCTACTGACGAACCGTCATTCCCTTCGTCAAGAATAAAGGCTTGTGTTGCCCCATCCTCAACCAAGTTCACAACGTTTTCATCTGTCGCGTCGAAATCGACCGCATGTCCTGCTTTTGCAGAAAGGTCGCTATCCATTCTGACAGATTTTCCCCGTCTGTCACCATAAATCGGTGCTGTTGCTGTTGATGGCATTGTTTAAGTTTTAGGAATAAAAAAACGAGAATTATTCAACTATGAAAGTTCACGAGTGAAATGTTCTCGGTGTTGGCCAAGTGTTTTAGACTTGTCCGTTGCGAACGCCTCATCCGCAAGTTTGTTAATTTTGGCAATCTTGGCATCCTCTGACGCATCTTCTGCGGTAGAACTACCAATTTCACTGAAATCAACCTTCTGTGGCATATTTGAAAGGAATTCAACAAACTTGTTTTGTTTTTCCTCTGACCCCTGAGATAATGCCATATCAACAGTGGCCTCGATGTCTTTCGCAAGAACTTTCCCTTTGTCGGCAAGTTCCGTGATTTGCTCGGTTAGATCCTTTGTTCGAAGATCTAGTTTGAGTTTATCATGACCTTTCTGAAGTTCAGAAGTTGTTGCCTGCGACTCTTTGAGATCTTTAGCAAGTTTTTTCACTTGATCAGTCTCTCCGTCTTGTGCTAATGCAAGAGCTTTTTCTGCTTCAGCAAGTTTCGTACTCAATTCTTCTTTTTCTGTTTTGGAAGTTGCTTCGTTTTCTTTTGCTAGAGTCTCAACTTTTGTGACCTCAGCTTGGAGTGAAGTTTGTTCTTCTTCGGAAAGAGTGGCAAATTGTAGTTTCATCAATTCAGCTTCACCAATAGAAACATTTTGCTTCGATTGCAAAGCCAAAAGTAGTTTTTTAAAGTTTTTCATCTCTAAATCGGTTTTAAAAAATATAAATTTACCTTCGCTTCCTCCATCATCGCTAAGTGTCACGGCTTTCATGCCGGAGACAAAGGGAATATTTGTGAGAGCCGCGCCTAGTAATACGTTTGTGTGCGCCTCTTCAGACTCGACATCTTGCCAAGCTGGTGCGAATTCTGCGGAAAAATATCTAAATTCTTCTTCTTCTATTTTAGTTTTTGCCGCTGGAGTCCAACGGATTAGGGCCTCAAGGAATTTTCCTTTTATCCTAACTTCTGTGATCCATCCCGCCGCTTCAGCGTATGATTCGTGACTGTAATTAACCTGCAATTCGTTTTTCTTTTGTTTTAAAACATTAGCATTGAAATTATCAACCATCTCCTGGAGGTCTTTTTTTGTGACTTTAACTCCCCTCATGGAATTACTCGCATCAATAACACGAAGGATTTGTTGCCACTTGCCTTCCTCGGATTGTAGGTTGTAACTAAAAAAGAAATGTTTCTTCATGCGCCTATCATATTTCTAAAACAATCTGCTTGTCAAAATCTTTTTTTATTCGGCCGTGGAAAAACTCTGATCAAGTGTTTCGATTATTTCCAACGCCCCTATTTCTCCGGCCAAATGTTTATCGGTCAAATCCTTAATCATTCCCCTTTCGTCGTATGAGAAACTTTTCCTTTCTCCGTTTAGAAACTCTGTCCGCATTCGATTATAACAATTCGCTATTTTAGACTTGTCATCACTCAGGGATAAATCCTTTGCTTCCTCCAATAGCTTTCGTTGTTTTCTGCTGATGTCTTTTTCCTCTTCTTCGTCTTCAGGAAGTATCGGCAAATAATAATCTTTTGAATTCGGATGCACCGGGAAAATTATGGGGTTACCGTTTTCATCTTCTCGTTTCTTTGCCCATTCTGCGATCGTCAATATTGTGAAAACATTTAAAATTGAGAATCCCCCTGGCCGTTCCTTCAGCAATCGTTCAGTTTCTCCTTCCGGCAAAACCATCTTGAATTTCTCCACATCTGGAAAATCATCTGCCACTGCTTGTTTGAATGAGCTTCGTGGGTAAGTCTCAAAGCTCAGTTTCATTTGATTGTCATTCGTTGCCGAGGTGACCATGCTTGAGATTGATGCAATCGCCACCGCCACAACAGCCTCAGTTCCGAAGTGATCATTAATCTTTTCGTTAACGTTGATCGGTGCGTTCTTTATCACCTTACTAATATTGAAACGGAACCCACGAGCAGCCCATGCGACAGAAAGTTTCTCAGCAGATTTGGATCCACGTTCGAATCCTTCATCTGCAAGTCTTTTTGCGATGCTTGCGTTGTTCCATTTCTTATTGAAAACATCCCAATCCTCGGAGACTCGATCCGTCATTTCTTTAATCAGCTTGGAATTCCCAGAACGAGAAAGCCGAATCTCTCCGTTCTTCTCAATCGTTTTTGCTTCTTTGTATTTTGAGGTCAAGAATTTATCCAAAGATTTGTTTATTTTCGAAACGTCTTTTTCCAAAACAGAAAACTCTTTCGAGATGATCTTCTCGTTTTTAGTGATGTTTTTAACAAAATCCCGTTCTCGCTTTGTAGCCGGTTTCCCGTCCTGCAAATCAATCCTAGCTAAACTAAGCTTTTTTTTTTCTGTTTTTTCCTCTTTTATTTTTTCCTTTTCCTTTGCTTTCTTTTTGTCGTCAGGATCAACGTCATCCTGTTTTCTGTTTGCCGGTGGAACAAAATCTTCCTCTTCTTTTTCGGGGAATTTGAGTTTCTTTCGGAGAGTGTTTTCTGTGTCCAAGTCAGGGGTAATGAATCCAGCCTGCCCTAATCTTTGAACAGCGTTTGAAAGCCCTTCCATATCGTCTCGCTCAATACCTGAAACTTCGATCTTCGGGAACTCTTTCACGTTATCGAAATTCATTAAAACAATCTCAGTCACCAATTCCCGATTAATCTTCTCAAGAATCATCGCTACGTGAGCCATGATTGATTTTAAAAACAAATCTTGATCCGACTTACTTTGAGAAAGCGCGCCTTTGTTCACTCCCAACTCCAAGAATTGTGCCAACGAGCTTTTTGTGATTTCTCGGTCGTGATGATTGATCATCTTTTCAAAATCGAATTGTGAACTTGGGCTTTCAAATCTGAACTCCCATCCGAAAGGTTCAATTAAGTGGGCCTTCTCATTTGCCCTCAATCCTTTTAGTGTTGCCGTCACTTCTGCTTTCTCTGCGTCTTTGATGTCTCCTTCCACAGTTTTCCTCGCAACGGGTATCCCCGCTCCGGTTCGCTCTGCTGAGATGAGTTCTATTTTATAGGCCGAGTTCTTCATGAACCAGTGCTTGTAGGGCGCACGCAAAATACTAACCCCCTCATAATTCTCTCCTTCTTGATCTACTGTGTATCGAAACAATTTCCAACCAGGAATCTTAACATTCCTTCCGTCTTTTGTTGGAGTAAGATCGTTCATTATGTTTTGCTCGATTCCTGGATGTTCGTGGTCCCTTGCAAATTCTTTTGTCGTGATCCAGTTCTGAATACTTTTCGGCAAACGATCGGCAAATTTTTTATAGAAGATTTTATCTCCTTCACGTTGAAACACTTTCTCAAATGTCATGAACCCGAAATCGAACGCGATTAAGATTTTAGAAATAAAACTTTTGAAAACCAACCGTTTAAAAAATTGCGTATTTACAAACTCCGCAATCTCAATGTCTCGTTTGTCGTCACTCGCTGGAGTAACGAAAAAAGTCCCGTTGATTATTGGGAGCTTAATTGCTTTTAAAACTGCCTGAACAGTAGCATCACCCTTTCTCATTTCCTCAAAAACATCAATCGACTGAGGGAATTGGAGTTTTACATTGTAATCCTCAGTAATGAATCCTGAGAAGATTTCGGTCCCGGAATATCCAATTTCTTTTGGCATCAGTTTTATTATTATAATTCTTTTATTTAAAATCAAATTTAGAATTTTTGCTTGGCACCTTCGGCACTTGTGGTTTCGTCTGTCTCCTCGTCTTTGTAATCTGATGATCCTCCTTCTTTCGCCATCTGCATAGCGTAATTGAAACCATCAACCAGATTGTCAGGTTCTCCGTCTTTTCCTGTAAAAGAGATTAATTCATTTAAACAATTGTCACAACTTCCATCAAATGGAAAAAGAACTCGGCCATATTCTAAATCCCCAACGTTCCTCATCATTCGCCTGACTTTGTCGCCATCAGGATTCAAAGCAACCGTGCTTATGTCGTTTGTAGCGAAAACTTCTCTGAAAACTTCCTGCACACCATTTGATTCAACTCCGATCTTTCTCGGGTTAAAGCTCTCCCTTGTGATTTTTAGTTCTTTCCCATAATCGAGAAGTCCCCATCTCCCAGCCTTTGACTCAAAAACCAAGTAGTAAGTTTGCAAGGGCTTTGTTCCACGAATAACAAATTTAACGATCGTTACAATCGATCGTTCATCCGACGTTTCTTTTTTAGAGATTGCCGGATCTGATGCCGTAAAAGCAACTCCTCGAATATTTCCGTGTTCAGTAACCCAAAAGAAATCGCCCTTGTCATCGACCAATATTTTAGACTTCTCGTATCGACCGCGCCCATCCTTGAACCAAACATCCTTTACGATGTTTCCGCCCTCCGCTTCAGGAATATTCAAATCCTCCTGACCGAACCGCGCAGATCCCATGTCTCGTTTCATAGTTTCAATGCTTTTCACACGTTCCTTCTTTTTTCTTCCCTCGTTGTATTTTTCCATTTCCTCATCGGTCATCATAAACTTCGACGGCCAAGTAATCTTCCCTTTCTCGATCAATGCAACCTGCCGAACAGCCCAGTTTTTATTTTTATGAGCTTTTTTCTTCAAATATTCGACACTTCCGTATTTAGTGATGTAATTACAAAGAAACAAAATATCACAATCAACACTCGTTCCTGAAATTGTTTCATCAATAAAATCGATCACACTTTGAGTTTTCAGGAACGATCCTTTTGTTTTATCGTTCTCGAAATCGTCTATCACGTAACCGTCTGGCCGAAACTCCGCCTCTAACTCACCACGTGTCGAAATTTGAGTCGAAAGAGCCCTAAAGAATACCCCGTTCGCACAAACGAAGTCTGCAACCATTTTCGGCTTGGATTGCCTGACCTTTTGTTCTTCCTCGTAGTACAATTGCCCGAAGTCCTGATTTATCTTTGCGTTTGCCTGTAATTCGTTGGCGATCGCTCGAGCATTTTTTCCGGCTTTTTTCAGATCATACCCAACCCATCCGATATTCATCTTTTTTTCGTACACAATCCACCAAACGACCAAGGCACGCGCCAAAGAAGTTTTTGCGCTATCCCGGAACATGATCCAAATTAAATATTGAAAACCACTGAACTGGCAATCCTCGAACATTTGATAATGATACATAGGGGTCGCGTGGTGCATGTATTTCGAGAAGTACCAAAAAAAGAAGTGTTTGAAACTATGCCTGCACAGCTCAATCCTCGTTTTTTTCTCCCTCAAAAGTTTCCAGTCCTGGTCTGTTATAAAAGGCATTGTTTCTTGAGATTATTTCCCCAATCTTCTTTTCTTCGTCTTCCGCTAACGGAATGTTTAAATTCGCGTTCGTATTCTGATTGTTGTTTGTTGATTTGCCAAGAACCAATCGAAACATCTTGAATACCCGCTCAAAATCCTGCGTGTTCCTAGGAGTTGCCCCAGAGTGAATGACCGCCGCCATGTCATTAATTATCTTCATCTCCGCCATCGACGCGTTCTTCATTGCCTTGCTCCAATTCCTCTCTAATTCGGTGCTGAACTTCTCCTCAAACTTTACAATCGCTTTCTTTAAAAAGGTTTCTTTTTTTACTCCCCATCCCTTAGTTATGGATTCAATTCCTTTCAACAACCTATTTTTATTTTTTTTCGCTGTAAATCCGCTTTCCTTTCCCCACGCTTGAACACTTAAATATTCGCTCTCCAAGAACGACTTCCACAATTCAGCTTTGTTATGTTTTTTTACAGGCATTTTTTGACTCGAACATTAAACAATCTTTATTCTCAAGTCAATTAATTACTCTTTTATTTTGTCTAGAAAATTATCAAAACACTTCTTACAAATGCGAACCCATTCCTTATCAAGCTCTCTTTCTTTTTTACATTTACCACAAAGTCCGTTCTCCATGAATTCTTTGTTTTTCTTATTGAATTCTCTTTTTTTCATTTTAAACATACTATTAATCCATAAAGAATTACACATATTGCGACAACAACAGGAATCCAAGAAGACTCAGGCTCTATCTCCTTAAAATCCATCCTTGGCTTTGCAATCCCAACGGTTTCATTGTCCTCAAATCCGCATTCTTCTGGCGTTGGTACTTCATACATTTTGAATTTTTTTAAAAGCTCTGCGAATGGTCCCGATTAACAACTCAGCCTTCTGGAGAATACTTGGAAACACTGGGAATACTTCACCACGATCATTCAAGCAAACCATTTGCCCTTTTTTAATTCTGCACGCGTATTTGTGTTTTACAGTATTCATTTTGTTTTAAATAAATCCTTAACGAAACAATTCTCTTCGTCAACAAATGGCATCACGATTTCAAATTTTATTGTTAAAAGATTCTCAGCGTCTGCCTCAACCTTTAGTTTAGAAAAAGGAATCATGTGCTTTCCTTTTTCGTCTTCTACGAAAACCATTGTTTCTCTACCGAGAATAGAACCTGGTTTGAATTTTACTTTCAATTTCATTTGTAATTAGTTATTTGCTACGAAAAACTTTTTATTTACGATCTCCGACAAATTTGATCCGAAATCTTTTCTGAATTCCTTTCTTGCCCTCCGCCTTCCAAAACTCAATTTCAAGCTTTTCCAAGAATTCTTAGTAAACTCGATCCTGTTCTCAAACGCTTTGTGATCTCCCGCAATTCTACGTTGTTTTGCGACGTACCCTTTCTGTAGTTCGGCTTGTGTTTTTTCCATCATCTTAAATTTTGCTTAAAAAATACTCGAATTGTTCCGGCGTGAAGTCAATTAGTTCTATGATTACCCCCTGCCTCATACAATTAATAATAGCCTGCTTGAGAACCATCGCTTTCCCGTCATGGAGCTTAGACTTTATCACCCTTCTTTTTCCGAAAGCCATTGTCTCAGTTCCCATTTTATTTATCCCATAAAAAACCGCTCCCGAAATGCCCCCACTTTGCCGTTTCTTCAAAAATTGGTTTCCTCAGTCCAAGATCTTTTATTATTGCCTTTGGAGAAAGTTCATCAGTAATTGGGATGTTTATTCTTTCGGCTTTTTCATTTCCGTCCCATAAACAAATTGCAGTCGCCATTACTGGCATACTTACTCCGATCGCATAGGCCAAATGAACAATGCATCGATCGCATCCTCCTTTTATCAAATACTTAACTGCCAATTGTCTCGCTTTGTATGCCCCGGAACGATCAACCTTTGTTGAATCTTTTCCTGAAAAGCACCCCCCTCCAAGTGGAACCTGTGGACCGTAATTATCAACGACAAGCTTACGGCCGGTTAAACCAGTGTCGGCTTCGAACCCTCCTTGATCCCAATCTCCCGCTGGATTAATGTGAACGATAAATCCGTCTATTGCTGATCCGTCTAAAGATTTTGTGTGTTTTGAGTTTTGGATTCCCCACGTCCTTACCAGTTTTGCTAAAACATCCTTTTTAATATTACAAAAACTCGCGACGATTGTTTCAATTTTACCATCATCATCTAGCGTGATTTGGGTTTTTCCGTCCTGGTGTCCGTCAGCAATTGTTGCCCCCCATATAAATTGGCATAAATCCCGGGCCAAAAATTGCTCTTGCGGGATCATCGCTGGATTATCCTTGCAAGCATACCCGACCATAATCCCCTGATCACCTGCGCCCCCTGGGTCGACACCGTTTGCGATGTCCTGGGATTGTTTAACAATGTTGATCTGGACCCCGTTCCCTGGCGCAATCCGCTCCACGATTTCCCGAGCGTCGAAAAAAGCATTCGTCGTCACTTCCCCAGTTACGGTTACGATCCCATGCCCTCCCATTGTTTCCACTGCTACCCGAGACAACGGATCTTGTTTCAAACATTCGTCCAAAATTGCATCCGATATTTGATCGCACAATTTATCGGGATGTTGAGGACTTACACTTTCAGCTGTTTTCATAGTAATTGGTTTTTAAGAATTATTTTTTTGGTGGCCGTGTTAAGTTTCCCCTTTTGTCCATGTGATTTGTTTGCTTTATTTTTAGATCATCAAACCATTTTTGGAGAGGTCTCGATTCTTCTGTTTTTTGTTTTTTCATTTTTTTTGAAAGTAAAGAATTAAGCAAAAATTTGTGCCTGTGATTATAAAAGAAACTCCGTTCGAAAATGCAATGCTCCAGTTCGACTCAATAATTGCATCAACCAAAATTATCCCTACCGCCAGCACAGTTAATCCATATGTCCATTCAGAAATATCATCTGCCTTTTTTGTTTTGAGTATTTTTACTGTTTGCGGGATTCCCGAAAAAAGAAAAATAACTGCCGGAAGCCAAAAGATTATTTCGAGGATTCCCATTTTGCTTTTGTTATTTTTTTTCCGTTTAATTTGAATTCTGTTTCTTCTGTAAAATTTAACCAACGTTGAACGATCACGTCGCAATATTTCTCGTCTATTTCCATTCCATAACACTTTCTTTTGGTTTTTTGGCAAGCAATAGTAGTTGATCCAGCGCCAAGAAAAAGATCAAGAACAATCCATCCTTTTTCAGAGCTGTTTGTAATTGCTCTTTCACAAAGCTCAACGGGCTTCATTGTTGGATGTGAATCTGATTTTTCTGGTTTTGGGAACTCCCATATTGTGTCCTGTGTTCTATCCTCAACTCTTTTTCTGTTTTTTCCTTTCTTCCATCCGTATAAACATGGCTCGTTTCTCGAGTGATAATCTCCGCGACTTAGGACTAAACGATCCTTAACCCACTGAATCACAGGGGGTTTTGCCTGAACAAATCCCGAGTCTCTCATTGCTCCGATAAATTCGTAGGAATGAATATCAGCGTGCCAAATATAAACATTAGATCCTCCCTCAAGAAACACAAAAGCATTTGAAAGAGCATTGGTTATAAATTCTCTTAATTTTTCTCCTTTCATGTTGTCGTTTTCTATTCCTTCGCAATCAACACCATAGGGAGGGTCAGTGTGCAACATTTTTGCTTTTTTTCCACCCATCAGCTTTTCAACGTCAGCAACAATTGTGCTATCTCCACAAAGAACACGATGTCCACCAAGTTCGTATAAATCCCCTCGAACTGTTTTTGCAATTTTTGGCGGCTCAGGAACCTCGTTTGGATCCGTTTTGCCATCTTCGACTATTTCCGGGAAAACAATGTTCTCCATCCCCCAATCCTCAAGTTCCTCGATCGAATAATCATTCGCAAGTTGTTCAAAATCCCATGCCCCAAACCCAACGTTATCTTTTACAACAAACTCCCTTTTTTGTTCTTCTGTCAATCCTTCCTCTTTTTTTACCCAAGTGTCAGGGATTTCTTCATATCCTAAAGCTTCTAGGGCATTAAATCGCTGATTCCCGCCAAGAATTACATTGTTTTCGTCAATAATCATTGGCCGAATCACGAGCATTCTTTCAAAATTCTTTATTGAGTTTTTCAGCTTTTCGAGCATTTCTTTCGTGATTGTTCTTGGGTTTTTCGGGTTCTTTTTTAGATCTGAAAGATTCATTTTTTTGGATTTATGTCTTTTTTAAATTAAACAATGTTTACTTTTTTGTCAAAACTTTCTCGTTCAAATAACAGGAACGTAAAAAAGCCCCTCCTTCACAAAGCCATTGAAATTCCCGCGTTTTTCTTCTCCCTTTTGGGTTTTCCAAACGGCAGTTATTTTGTCCATTCTCATGAAAGTAAGGATTTCGCCTCCATTTCTAACCTTTGAGCCTTCAGGCAAGTTCCACTGTTTGATCGTTAGAATTTGTTTTGTCATTATTAATTAATTAATCGTTTTCTCATTTCACACTCTACCCTTTGTTGTGATGTAGCTTGACAAAGGACTGCTCGGCATTTCCCGCAATACTTTTCCGCACACTCGTAAATATCTTGGTGACTTGTGAGAATTATTTCTCCTGTTTTATCACTCAGGATATTTCTACCATTTAGAGTATCTTCACAGAATATGTTTTTTGACGAGCAAGCGTGGCAAGTTTCTAGGATGTGATTTGGTACGGAATCGTTTTCGGTTGTTTTCATTTTCTAGTATTGGGTGGTAAATATCTTTTTTTCAGCCACTCCTTGGTTCTTTCGTTGGGAGACACGAGAAAGTTTATTTTTTCTTTCATATACGAACCGAAGTGCTCAGATGTAAATTTTGTTGGGTAGGATTCTTCAACACCGCAGACGAGACTTTGCCCTCGGTAGATTTCATAGGAGGCTTTCTTTGCATCTGTTTTATTCCTAAATCGGTCTGTTGTGTAGAAAGTGCTTCCGTCGTGAAATGGAGTAATAACCTTCCACTTGTATCCACCAAAAGAGTAATGACCATTTCCGACATACCCCTTACAAAGAAGTAATGCCGATTTTCCTTTTTTTAATATTTCCCTAATTTCTACAACCCTTTCTATCACCTTGAAATCAAAGGTCTTATGAATCATTTTTTCTATCTGTTCATCGTCGATAGAGTTTGGGAATTCTACTGCTTCCGATATTGATTTCACTGTTATCATGTTTTATTTAGTTAAATACCCGTTACTGATTAGATATATTAGCATTGCACACATACTTTCTGCCATTGTTTTCCCTGTTTCAGTTCTCCCCCCTCCAAAGTTTCCCTCTGGTTCTAGAATACAATGAAACTCTTCTAATTTATTCAGAATTATTGCATATTTAGACATCAATATCACCCCCAACTCTGCACAACAAAACGCTTTGTAATCTCTTTTTTGTGGCTTTTCTCCCTCGAGTTCAACTATTGCTGCAGTTGCAGCAGTGAAAGTTTTCGCCAATGGGTGATTTCTCCAAACATACTCACTCTCCATAAGAACTATACCCTTTTCTTTACAAAGTTCGGATAATTCTTTGGCTTGGGGTAACGTAATCAGTTTGTCAGATTTGTTCATTTTGTAAATTCTTCAATAAATTCCTTAATTCTAATATAAAGTTTTTTAGATGTAGTTTGTCCACTTTTCCTTGGAATATTTTTAATAAACAAACCAAGGATTACTCTAAGAGTAAAAGCCTCTTGCTTAGATATTTTCATATAAGTTCTTTTTGTTTTGTGTCCACATTTTTTACATTCTTTCATTTCAATAAATCAATTAGTGCTTTAATATTTTCGAGTAACTCCTTTGCTGGTGATTTGAGGACTTGTTCCATAAGTGGTTCTTGTTCTCCACGATAGTGTTCTATTTCTTCATACCCACTCTCTGCGATTATTTGTTGAAGAGATTTGGTTAGTCCTGTCTTCTTTGTGCCATTAGTTCCAGCAAGGCACTCTCCCCACCTTCTCGTGATAAGTGCTACGTTTTGCATTGTAAAACTCTTCGTATACATAAGTTTTTCAAGAATATTTCCGAGCATTATTTCGTGTCCGAGAATTTCAAATTTTTTACCATTCCACTCTCCTTTCATTTTATGTGAGTAACGATATTCCTCGTAATAATGAGTATCGTTAAAAATAGTTGATACAACCTCGTACCCACCCTTCCAATCGCTATCAGGGTGTACGTAATCTGGCGAAGCCGCCCACGACCTTACGACTGTCTCAATTCCCCTAGCTGTTTTAACTTTCTGTCCAAACGAAAGCGTTTTTTTAGCTAACGAATCAATTATGGAATCTGCTTCTGTTTTTTTCATTTTTCTTTTCGGTTAGCAATACATTGTTTTATTGAGCTGGAGACAGTGCCCAGTAACTCATCTGTTTTTGAGTCTCTAATTTCCCTCCCCCTAGAACCATCAAGTCTAGGTTCTTTGCAGTAAATATCTTTCCTTTTGCATTCTGAACCGAAACAATAAGACGCGTCAGCCGATTGGTATAATTTAGTCATTTCGTTCAAAATTAATAAAAGTTTTTCCTTTAATTATTACTGGTATTGGTTCGGTGGCTAATTCTGCTGATGTCATTGCATGTTTTAGCATTAATATTTTTCCGTCTCGGTATCCATCAGAATATCCCTGTTTGTATTTAGGGCTTTCCATTATTGATGGTCGTCTTTTTGTAGCCGTTTTTTCAGTAGTAGTAGTCATTTGTTTATTTGTTAGGAATTAAATTTTGAACAACGCGTACAATACCATCGATCATTTTTCGAGTCGCGAGTTGAAATTCTAGTTCCACAGCACCCATCACACCATTGCAAACGATAATCTTTTTTTGGGTTTTGTTTTCGCAACGATTCCATGTTTTCTTGTATATTCATTTTTTAGTATTCAGAATAATATTCTTCCTGCTGATCAAATCCCTCAATAAGTTCTGCCCCATATTCGTAGGGGTCAACATAAACAGTTTTCATTTTCACAACGACTTCTTTTTTTAGGAATTCCGGGACATCCTCTGCGGCACAAAATTTATTCGCCTTCGCAATTATTTTTGCCTGTATTTGCGTGTCTCCGTCGAAAACTGCCAATCTGCCATCCGCAATGGCTTTTTTACAAATTAACTGCTCTACGGTGATTTTTGCGAGATCCTTGACGTCTTTTGTGTATTTCTTTTCATAATTTCTCAATTCTTCCAACTCAATCTCTGCTTTTCTTATTTTTTTGGTCATGTCGAACTCCATTCTTTTGACTAATTCCAAGTCTGATTCTGCCAAAATTAATTCCAAATTTAACCGCTCGGAATTTTGGACCAGATTTTCTGCTTTTTTCCATTCAGAAATTGCCCTTGTTGCCTTGATCGTTGCAATCGAAATGACCGCGACAAAAAACAGTAAGATCAGAAGTTTCAATGAAAGGATTAGTCGGAACCGGATTTTTTCAAGATTCATCGTTAATATTTAATAAAAGCAAAAGCAAACAATAAAAGAAGGTAAACACAAAACAGCATCAACAAAGGAACGAAAACCCCGAGCAAAAATCCGTCCTGAGAATATAGATAGAACAGAATCGCTCCGAGAATAGAAACCGCAAAGATTCTTTCCTGTTTGCCGATTTTTTTGTTTAAATTCATTTTTGTTTGTTGATTTCCCTAATCTTAAACGATGTTTAATAAAAAAGCAAGTATTTTTCGACCTTTTTCCAAAAACCTAACGAAAATTGATCTCAGATCGCCTTTCGCCAAATCCATCATCATCTCCGTGGATCTCCTCAACATAATTACATTCTGGATAAGCAGAGCATCCGTAGAACTTTTCTCCACTTTCTTTGTTCATCCTAAGAACTAACTCCTCGCCGCAATCGGGACAATGTTTTATCATTTTAAAATCCTGGTTGTTTTTATTCGTCTGGATATTCGTCCAGGAAAGTTCCTTTATGAAAATAAACTGTTTTGACTCCGCCGGTGCCGAAATCTCGATCAGCAGCTTCAACTATCGTGAATTGTGCCTTCTCTTTTTTTGTTAGATCATAATTATTCGATCTTGTCCGGTGGCACAAAATCACGGTGTCCGCATCGTGAGTGATTTTTGAACTTCCCCGGATTGCATTTAATCCCCTCGGCGCGTTGCTTTTTGTTTCATCCCCTTTTTTGAAATGGTGAACTAAAACAACTGGCGTATTCTGCTCATGACAGAATCTAGCGAAAGCGGCCGAAAGCTTTGTTTCGTGATCAGTTGGGCTCAGGTTTTCCGTGTTTTCGATCAGTCCCATATTATCAACAACGACCAGATCAGCTTTCTCTTTTTTTATTTTTCGAAAAATACTCTGGATAGATGCGTCTTTAAGTCCACAGGCCACAAGCCCTTCGATTGATTTTATTTCATCGATTTTAGATTTATAAGCTCTGTATTGCCCTTCTGGGATTTTTTTCCGCTCCCTCCATTGATCTTTTGTTATTCCCGAGAAATTCCGAGCGATCCTAGAAAGAATTTGAGTACCGGACATTTCTAAAGTTATGTAAAGAATTTTTTTGTTTACCGCGTTTTTAATTGCCAAATCGAAAAGGTACGCAGTTTTACCTGATTTTGTTTCGGCGGCCAAAACAATAAAATGATGCCGCTCGATCGGAGTTATTGTTGAATCCAAATCTTTTGTCCCCCACGAAAGCCCTGTGTTTGGCTTGTCAATCGGGTCTGTTTTATCTTCTGGAGGTTCTCCGGCCAGAATCGCCGCACATTTATAAGTTTCGGCAAAGGCTTCTTTTACTTTTTTAATTGTCCCCAAAACATCTTCTTCAGAATTTTCTCCGATTGATTTTATTTCCAGTCCGGCCTTTACCAACTTTCTCAAAAAAGAAAAGTGTTTCACCTTTTTTGCATATTGTTCGTAATGAGAAGAAAGCGGAACGGTGTTTTGGAGCACTGCCAAAAACTCCGGTCCACCGACTCGATCAAGAGTTTTTGCCTCTTTCATTCGAGTCGCCACCGTCACCAAGTCAACAACCTCGCCTTTTTCTTTCAAGAAAGAAATTGCCTCAAAAACATCAACACAATTATTATCCAAAAAATCATCAGAATTTAATATCACTAGAATCGCTGAAACAACTTTTCCGTCCAGCAAAGCACATCCGATAACCGCCTGCTCGGATTCTATTGATTTTGACATTTGAAAAATAATTCAGGATTACGAAGTTGTAAAAGCTCTGCACTCTTTGGATCTGATAACATTTTTTTTCCTTCTTCTAGGGATAAGTTTTCCCAATCTGTTTTTTTTCCGGTCCCCCTTCTATCCAGCCAATTTCTCATCGTTAAATTTGCCGAAGTATATTTCTTCAAAAGATCCGCCTTGTTTTCCATTCCCGAAAGAACATCAAGAATTGCTTCTGGCTCAAACTCAGTCTCAAGTTTTTTTGCTTGATCCTCAGTCAGTGGAGATTTTAATTTGTTTACTCGCGGGTAATCTGTTTCTATTAAAAGCATTAGTCCTTTTTCAATTGTCTTTTTTATTGTTTTCGTTGCTGATTTCTTCTTTTCCGCTATCGGTTTTTTAGTTTCCACACTCGGAACAATCGCTTTCGCTGTCTTTTCATAAGTTCTTCGATCACGATTCCTCTTTTTCATTACCTGTTGAAAAACCTCCTGAACATCTTTTGTTGTTATCGTATCGCCATCTGAAACAAGAAGTTCGCACTCGTCTTTTAAATATTCAATAAATTCATCAAACTCTTCAAGCGAGATCCCTAACTCTGTCGCCACGTCGGCTTTCACGAACTTCTTTCCCAAATCTAGCCGACAATCGTTTGAATCTGCAATCATGCTGTTTAATGCCCAGAAACGCCCTTCTCCCTCCCATCCGAATTTTAACCGAAGTGTTTTGAATTTTACGTTTCTGTATGATTCCGTTTCGTGCCGGAAATAAGAAATGTTGTTTTTCATGGTGATGGAATATTAAACGATGTTTAATAGAAAGTCAATGTTCATTTTATAAAAACCACCCTCTGCTTCTCCTTGTCCCAATATCTATCAAGCTTCACCTTGTTTTTAACTTTCTTTTTTTTGCCATCTGTTGATTTCGGCATTCTTGCCGGGGGTTTCGTTGCTCCCCAAAATTTTTCTATCTTCTTTTTTTTATAACCTTCATCTATTTTTTTAAAGTCATTCTTTAGAGATGCTTTCTTTGCCGATAGGATGTTTTTCACTGTATTCCTAGCTTGCTCTAATGTCATTGTCTTCTTTTCTAAAAGTTTGTGGCACTGCGTATCTGCCGAATCACAAGTGCAAATCCCATTACTAATTTTCAACCTCAGTTTCGGATGCGCTTTTTTTCCTTGCAAATGATGCCCACAAACATATTGATTTTTTCCTTTTTCATTAAAAAAATAATTTGAACTGAAATCCCTCAAGCAAACTTGGCAAACATAATGCGCAAGACTGCAAACTTCTTTGTGCCAGTTTTCATCTTCTCGAGCTGTCATTTCGTTTTTTTAATTATTATTCCATGAGCTTTGTTTCTTTCTGCAAAAACTTTGTCATCCTCCGATGTGCCCATTCTTTTCCAATCTCTTTCAAATTGGTCGCACTCACAACAAATTTTATTGCTTCTGAACCTGCTTCTATAAACAAAGTGTGTCATTGGCTTTGTATAGAATATTTTATTGCACCCTGTACACCTTGCCCGTCTCCAGCCGTCCAAAGCGAAAGGGATGAATAATTTCCCAACCCCGCCAATCCTATCCTGCTCCGATAAGTCGTTTTTAAAGTTTCTGATTTTGTTTCTTGACCACACTGTCATTTTTATTTATTAACAAATGGATTGCTCCCCTCCGTGAATTTCAGAGTGACCATTTTGTCACGCAATTTGTGCGAAATTACATGATCTAATACTTTCGGATCTTCAAAAGAGATTGTGATCGTGACGATCCATCCATCTTCCAAAACACAAACGGACATCGATGTGTTTGTTGACTGAAATCTCAATTTTGGAAAAATCACACCTGCCGCCTCATCTTTCATCTCATCAATTCTCTCCGCACCAACTTGGTCCATATCGTGATCCTCCTCGGTTGCTCCGATTAGCATTGTAGACTGATCACTCTCATACTCAACGAACACATTGTCGTATCTCCGGAGTTCCATTAATTCCTCAACCTGATCTTTGTTTAGTTGAAATTGCAATGAGTCTTGACGGTCTTTGTTTGCCGCTAATTTCTGAAGCTTTGCTTTCATTTTATATTGATTATTTAATAAAAAAACCTTGAAACCTTATTAAGCTCGGATACTCTGGGCTGTTGATTAATCCGTCCCCCTGCCCGGCCAAACTTTCTGCCCCTGGCTCATCAAGAACAACTTTTGAATCGATTTCCTTTGGCACCCGGAAGCAAATTTGAACCGGGAAATTCACTTTAGCATCTCCGGTGATAACTTTGACTGATGCCCTTTGAGTCGCGGCGATTACTCTAAATCCTGACGATCGACCTTTTTGCAAAAGCATTCTCATTGATTCTTCAATGTTCGAACCTCCTTTAATTTTAGATTGCAAAACCGCATCGGCAAATTCGTCAAAAATTACCATCGTCATTTTTTTCTCGTGATTTCTTATTCTTCTCTCCATATCATCAATAAGCAGCATCATTTTTATTTGGCAATCTTCGATCTCATTGAAAACTTCAAAGTTAGATTCTTTTTTATATTCCAAAAACTCAAACTTCGGGTCAAAAATTACAAAATTCTCTACTCCGCAAAGCTTGGCATACTCTATCGTGCTCCGAAGCCAAACAGATTTCCCGGACCCGACTGATCCGCAAACTAGTGCATTTGGGGTCGATTCGTTTTTCAAATCCCAAACCACAGTTTCTCCAAAATTATTCAATCCAACCGGAATTTTACTATCTTTTAAATATTTTTCGTCAAAAAATAAATCTTTCTCTCTTTTTTTCGATGCTTCGATAACAAAATAAGATTTTCCTTCGTAGACAAACAGATTTGATTCCATCCTAACGCTCTCGACTCCGAGAGCGTTCGCAATGTCCAATCTGTGCTTGTAAATAGCGGTGAGTTTTGTTCCAGCCTGTATTTCGAGCAAGTAAGTATCGCTCGAGTACCCTTCGAATTTATGCGCCACTTGTGCAGGAAGATTGAAAGATCGAAGCCGGTGCTGAATTTTTTCTTGGTTTGTCATGTTTTTGTTTGATAAATCATAAGTGATAAAAGCTGATGCATTTTTTTGAAAAGTTTTGATAACTTTTGGAGAAATTGCTACCAAAGAAGCATCTCTGATTTTATTAAGTCGTTTTGCAATTATGTCTCGTTTGTTTTCTGGAACGTTGAACTCTTCAATTTCGGCAATCATTGTCTTGGCCCAAAATTCGTAAATTTCTGCTTTACTTGTCCAGTTGTCGCCGTCGTTGATCAAATAAACATAATCAGGATTGCTGGTCGCCTCAAGCATTCTCCGCAAAGGCTCGTACACTTGCGCTTCGTACAATTTTCTAGTGTCATCATTTATTTCTGTTTTCAGTACTTGGAGTTGTTTCGCTCCGTTTTTGTATTTCGAAATTTTGTTTTCAACGAACCAAAACTCGTCAACTTTTCTACCAGAAAAAGCTTCATATCCGAGGACGTATAAAATCCCCTGTTTGCAATAAACAAACTGCTGATCACTTTCTGCTGTGTGTTTTTTTCCTGATTTATGATCTATCACAACAATTTTTCCGTCCTTCGTCTTTGCAACTATGTCAATTTTCCCGTGAATTGGCAGAGGAATGTCAACACCATTGATTGTCACAAATTCATCAAATTTCAACTCTACTTCGAGAATTTCAAGATCTTCATAAGCTTCTAGCTCCCCGAGAAAATTCTCCAAAGTCTTTGTGACAATTTTATTTGCTTCAATAATACAATCCTCCACAGATGGAGTTGTTTTTTGGATCTTCCACTTATTGGCCGTAATAGAATCGACATAATCAAAAGCTATTTGTTGCAAATCAACAAGATCTAAGTCTTTTTTTCCGTCTTTTTTGTTTAAAAAGAATTGTTCAAGCGCATTGTGATAGGCATTCCCACCAACCGAAGACGCTGATTTCTTCCCATATTCTCCATAAATATATTCCTTTTCAAAAACTTTTTCGTGCCGAGAAAAAGTAGAAAGTCCAGAATAACTGAAACTGTTAATCAAAAAATTACTTGCGACTTCCTCGTATTTTTCCGGTGACAATTCTTTAAATAGATTCATTTTTGTTTTAATTATCTTAAACGATGTTTAATGCATAGTCAACTCTTTTATGGCATTTCGGGCATTAGCAAATCGCCGTCCTTCTTTTTATCACGAAGCTCTTTCTTTTTTTCTTCTGGGCTTGGGATTTCGTGATCATTGTCTGGGTATTCGAATTCAGAATCGTTTTCGCCAACAACCGCTTGGTCCGCCTGAATCGCTGTTTGCATTTCGATTGAGAGTGGAGCATATTTTGCCAGTAAGTGTTTAAGGACTGTTTTTTTTGCCATCGCATTAAATCCGTCTTCGCCATCTGCCCAAACACCAAATCCTTTTTTGTAACTTTGTGAATACTTTTTAGCGTGTTTTTCCATTTCTTCTTTTGTCACATAAAGAGATTTTTGAAATCCATTAGTAAGTGAAAAATGAGAGATATATCCAACAATCTTACCAACTGGCGCTTCGTTTTTTAGTTTTATTTCTCCAGTTAGCAGATCAACGCTTTCGAATTGGTTTTCGTATATTTCCGCCGTGTTTACGCTTTTGAATTCTCCCGTCCTTTGCGCCAGTTGAACAAACCCCTTCCATCCCATTTGGAATTGCGCCTCCTGTTTTTTCGTCTTCCTGTTGTTGTATGGGACAATATATGCGAATCCCAAATTCGGATTAATTGGAAGCTTCATCGTTGCCGCCGTGAGTGCCGCTCCATAAACAGAAGCAAAGGTTGCCTTTTTGAGCAAGTCGTTCATTGCCACGATTTGCAGAATAGTCGTAACAAAACTTTGAGCATTCCTCCCCAAAACTTCTGACATTTTGTTCATTGCCACGGTGTCCTCCAAGAATGATTTTAACGTGATCGATTTTTCTTCTGTCATGTTTTTGGTTTCCTAAATATTAAAGGTTGTTTAATGTTTTGTCAAATCTTATTCGACTTTTTAAGCTCTTCGATCTTTTTCTGAATGAGTTCCCGCAATTTTCCGCCACCGGAACATTCTTTTAAAAGATCCTCGAGAACAATTATCACCGTTTCTGATGTTTTTATTAGCATTGTTTTTCGCTTACGTCTCGGGCGGAGAGTTTTTCGTATAAAGTAAATTTCTGCCCGAGATGTAAAAGAACTACCTGCTTCGCAACATTTCTTTTAATTTTGTTATGTGCCGACATTTCCTTCTGAACGCAAAGCCGGGGCAGTCGCAAGTATCGTGAGTTTCAAAAACGTATGCGTGATGGAACACGTCGGGATTTGATACGCTTTGAAATGCTCGTTTTATTAATGGTTTTTCGCTCATTTTAAAAGGTCTTTATTTTCAAATATGTTCCCGATAATTTCTATTGACACCCACCCTCCCCAAACCAAAGGAAGACCATGCTCATACTTTTTTCCTCTTCGTATTTGCCATTGGAGATCTGTTTTAAAAATAACATCAGAAATTAGATCCTCATCTTTGAATTGATTTTCAGCAACTGCTTTTACGATATTCCCCTCGTAAATCCCAACTCCGTTTTCGTCTTTAAGTCCTGTGTAGTCTATTTCTGCAATAAATTCACAATTCCCACCATCCTCCCTATTCCCCAACGAAAAGAAACTTGGATATCTTCCCAATAACAAGTCCTTAGTTGTTAATGGTTTCGATATCTCTATTTTATCGAATTTTATGTTTCTACCAACCATTCTGAACTTTCTCTCTCGTCTTTCGATACCGGAATTTTCTTCAGTCATTTTCTTTTCGGTAATTTAAAATGCATTGCAAGTTTTCAATAAAATCTTTTCGTAATAATATTTCTCCCCTCAAAACAAAGATCCTCAATTTGTTTTCTGATGGTCTTTTCATCAACGTGGCAAGTTCTTCTTTGTAATCGTCAATCTCTTTTTGCGTTTCCGCAATATCCTGTTCAATTTCAGAAGTAGGAATGTTGTCGTTTTTCCGAATCTGTTCAATTGTTAGTTTCATTTGTTATTTTTTACCCAAGTATGATCACCTACTGGCTCAAACCCCATTTGTATTAAAACGTTTATTGGATTATTATATTTTACTTCATCCAGAAATGCTTTGCTAAATACCGAGTTTTGATATCCATAAAAAAAATATATTTTGGCCAAAGACTCCTTGTCTTTATTTTTTAGTTCTCTCGCTACTGTGATCATTTTTGATGAAATTATAAATATTTGTTTGTTGGTTTTTTGCACACTTCCTGCCGGATCTTTTTATTATGCTTTTTTTGCTCCGAAGAATCCTCCCGCAAAACTTACATGGTACCGGCATCGGTATTTCTACGAATCTATGCATTTTACTGGGTTTCTACAGCACCAAAGCAATTGGCGAGTTTCTACCTTCTCCGTTCTCTTCGTTCCAGACGAAGTCTGTTGAGGAACAATCCGGTTGTATCTAATTTTGAATCCATACTCTTTTCCGCATGTAGCACATCTAGTCATTTTGGCATTTTTTATTAAAGTTTTTTTGCTCTGCCCGATTCAATTTAATAAAACGATCTTTGTCAGCCATCAATTCAAAGAAACGATAAAGTCCAGGAGAAATATTTGCTGTAGTAGCTTTTCTCGGATTTAAAAAACCGTCCCTTCGAACCAATGAGAAATCAATCATGTTATTTTTCGATTAGAAAAGACTGGCCGAACCATAGATTCACCAAACGTTGCTTTATTTATTTGAAAAAACACTCTGCCGAATACATTGATCTTTCGAAGAAACCAGTTAATTTTTTTTTGGCTTTCTAGCTTCGAGATCAGTTTTTCGTTTCGTGAAGATCCGAATAAATTTGTTTTTGTTTTCATGGTGTAATCAGATATTAAACAATGTTTAATGTTTTTGCAAATTAAAAGGGTTGCTTCATATCAGAAATATGTTCTAGGAATGCGAGTGCTTCCGTGTATTCTTTCCGTTTGTGCTCCTTACAGTCCTTCAAATTATCTTTTATATCGCAAATTTTAACCTCCCTGGCCAAATCATTTTTTCCACACCTTGCAATATAATAATCGTATGTTTCATCTTCCGCTTTCGAGATAGCATTGAGACCCTCCGATAAAATCATTGATCTTTCTTTTGAATATATCTCAGACAAATAATCAAAAACGTCTTTCCATGTTTTTTCGGTTTTTTCAACAACGTCGTGGAGTATCGCTAAAATTTTCTGATTTTTTCCTTCTAGCTCGTTTGCCACATGGTACAAATGACAAACAAAGGGATCTCCGTTCCGGCGAACTTGTCCACCATGAGCTTTTGACGCGAATCTGATTACTCTTGCTAACATTTTTATTTATTTTTTAAAAAAGAACTTTTTTAGGGCGGAAAAAGGGGGGATTCGAACCCCCATGACCTAGTCGCAATGCTCGGTACTCTACCTTTTGAGTTACTTTTCCAAATGATAAAGTGATTTCTACCAAAAAACCAACCCAAGCTTAAACGATCTTTAATAAAAAGTCAAATCATTCTCTCGCGCTAACGGTCTTTACGCTGACATTCGTCATCGGTGTTAAACCGCGTACAAATGCTAATTATTGACCGTTAGAGTAAAAGAACACTACAATTTCGCATTTTCTCGATAAAATGACCAAGGGCCGCTTCTCTTCCAATTATTGTTGGCAAAAAAACGCATAATATCGGGAACCACTAAACCCCTAGTCTTTGAAATATTATTATTATGGATCGCAATCCTCTCGGACCAGATAATCTCATCAGCTTCGAAACCATAAAATGCAAACTTTAATTCTGTTTTGTGTTTTGCCCCTTCGAATTTTGGTTCTATCTTTGTGATGGCGACATCTGCGTATATCATCTAATAAAAAATTGATCACCGAATTTAACGTGGAAAATTTCAGCCAAAGCATTTAACCATTTTTTGTTCCTAGGAACTCGGCCACGATTAACCCAACCCCAAACAGTAACAGGAGTCGGTGTTTCTCCTGAAACGATCCCGATCATACGAGAAAGCTTCGGGACACTTAATCCCTGCTTTTTAATTTCATTTTTTAAGTTTAGTTTTTCCATCTAAAAAATATTAAACGATCTTTATTTTAAAGTCAATAAAATATTATTTAATTTTTTCAGCAACAGCAATTTTCCATAATTCGGCAAGCTTTGTGATCAATTTTTCGCCAAACCTAACATCAAATTTTTCCTCATTAACTTTTTCATCCAAATATTTAATTTCTTCGACGAGGCCGTTTTTGTAAATATTTTCCATTTCAGAATAAATTTACCAGTAGAAAAAAAAATGTAAATGTTTTATTTCTTTTCCTTTTATTTTATTTACTTTAGTTTACTTTGTATATTTTCAGACGCTCAATTTGCCTTTTCCGTTAGCGATTTTTTTATAAGTGTTCAGAACATCAAACTAAGCGACTATTGTTTGCATAGAAATGCGACAGAATCGAACAGAAACGCGAGAGTTTCTGCTTTACGTGATAAACTCGTGACAATATAAAACTCAACAAAACAAACGCCTTAGATCGAATATTTTTTGATTGTCATCACGTAGCAAGAAAACAGTCTGTTTGTTTTTTCGGGATCAATAAAAAATTGGCTCTCTTTTTTATACCCATAATTTTTCCAAGTTGTTTCTGATAATATTTTTTTGATTCCGTTTTTGATTGTTAGTCCCATGATCCGAAAAGCGTGGCCGAACTTTCTTCCTCCAAAAATAAAATTAAAAAGTTTGTCACACATCGGGGATCCAACAGCTGATCCGGTGTAGACTTGATACTTCATTCTCATATAATCAATGCACTCAGAACGAGATATCGGCTGAACTTTGTCCAGTTTCCAAATGTTTCCAAAATTGTCTTCATACCCAACCCATTGACCATACCAAATATTATCTAACAAAGAACTGCCCTCGTTGTCGTCCGCTATCCCGAGACGCTTCATGTGTTCCCATGCCTTTTTCCAGTTTATTTCTAGGTTTTTGTTTTTTGTAATTACAACGGCATTGTCTTGTACTATTGCACACAAGGTCGCGCAAGCGCACGAACCAACTCGACCTTGATCTACTTCCGACGATCCCGAGAGGTCGATTTCATCTTTTTTATTAACAGCGCGTTTCGGAACGTCGCTAAATACAACTTCTCCAACAATACTGACGTCTGCGGTCAATTTGTCTACTTTTGGTTTTTTTCTGTACCCAAAAAACTCACGAAAATATTCTTCAACATAAGCAACCGCAGTCATTTTCGTTCTTCGTTTCCCTAGCCAGTACCGCAAAAATGGCTCCCATTTGGTTCCGGCCCAAATTCGGAGCATCCTCAAATATGCTTTGCGCGTTTTATTTTTTTGGGATTCGCTCATTTATGATTGTGATTATTTCTTTCATATTAAGTTTTAACTCGCAAACATCCTTCTCAATGTGGGCAAGGTGATTCTCTTTAATAGATGTGATCGATTCCCTGAAGAAAAACATTGTTTTTTTTATCAAGGCAATCTCCTGATCCTGACTAATATTTGGTTTTTTTATTCCCCAAAAAACAGTAATCACGACAGCAATGAGAGTTGTCGCACTCAATAATATTTGCAGAGAATCAGAAAGATCGAGTCCGAACATTTTCTATTTTTTAAAGGAAGATTTAAACTTTCTAACAAATTTCATCAACAACCCATAAGTAGACAAACAGAACCCAAAAAGAGTGAAACCCTCAGAAACAAGCTCAGTAATTGATCCGGCATCAATAGAATATCCGAAAAACTGTGCGGCAATTGGAACTAAAAAAAGCGCCACCCCTGTAATTGTTTTCTTTCCTGGAGCAAAATCTGCATTCATTTTGTAAATATTAAGTAATTCAAGTTTAAGCAGAAAATTATTGACCGTCAACAAAGTTTTGAAGCTCCTGTCTAAAAGTTCGAACTCTTTCCAATTCGATACTCAAAGTTTCTCCATTATCGTAGTTCGTAGAAACAATCTTCATATTCTCACCAAGAATCGAAGCGCCTTTTTTGAAATTGAGAATTTTACAAGTTTGGCCTGGCCGGATTGATTCAATATCGAAAGTGTTGTTTAAAACGAGAGTCGCCTCTATTTTTGCGTTTTTGTTATCTTCTACCTCCTTCGTTGCCCGTTGCTGTGCAGTTGTCGAGTCGCTAGTGTTTGCTGATTCGTTAATATATTTTTCTCGTTTCCCATAAGCAGTAATTGATGTCGCGTCCGTTGCGTTTTCTGTTCCTCCGTCATATGCCACAGTGACATCATTTACAACGTCCTCGATCGAGTCGGGGATCTCAATTGAATTTATATGTCGCCCCATAATAAAAGTGTGGTCTGCGGTAGCAGCTTTCTCTTTGAAAAAGAAATCTCCGCCCTTATCAACAAACCAATACCAATCGGGGTCTGCAAGATCTGTTGTTTTTTGAGAAGCTTCTTGCCACGTGTTTTTTTCATAAGTAAACGCAATGTTCGTGCCAACTGTGTCAACGTTCCCGCCGTCACGAATCCCTGCCTGTGCATCACTTCCGATCCATTCAAACCCACCAGAGGGCGGGTAAACACCCTGGAACGTTGAAATAATATCATCAATTACTGCCCCTGGATCAACCGCACTCTGAACGACATCAAAACTCGCCCCATCTTTATACAATGACAACGACATCAACGAAACCAATCCCAAACAAACCAATTTTATCCCCTGCCTGTTCCCAAAAAAATATGGAACGCGCTGAGAAATCCAACCCGAATAAATCAATCTCGAAGAATTGTCTTCATCGGATTCATAAACACGAATAAAATTAAACTTTTCGGTCCACGTTGGCGGTTCGTCGAAATTAATCGCCAAATCAATAATCAGTTGCCCCTGCCCTCCATTTATTTTCTGATCAAACTGGATCCTGTTCTGAATCAAATTTGGAGAAATATTTTTTTGGAAAACAGCTAACGAATCGTAAATTTTTACGCTGAATTGTTTCATTTACAGGGGAGGCGTGATTATTGATTTTATTGTTGCTGTTATTGCCCTGCCTACTTTTACGCTATTTGTTCCTGCGGAATTTTGTGTTTCTCCTGGAACATCCGACAAATATTGTAATTCTCCGGCGGTCATTCCGGTGTCTTTTTCGTCAAACCCAGACCCTTTTATTACGAAATCACTTCCAAGAGCAATTACTTCTTGTGAATATCCAATGAAATCAAGAAGGTTTGGGTCCCACGCGCAAGCTCTTGAAACAACAAGAGATGCTGCAAAATTAATTTTAAAATATAAATCTTGTCCAACAACTTCTACCCAAGGACCGGTTTGATATGTCCAAAAATCACCAAATGGATAAACATCCGATGATGTTCTTTCGGCAATTAAATAATTAGTATTGTCATAACTAGACGTATCAACTTCTAAAAAGTATGTTTCCCCTGGGATTAATGTTACCCCACCAGAGAAAGGGAAAGCAGTGTCAACGAAACTAGTCGTAAGTCCAGCGGCCGATACATTTACAGATGTTCCCAATAATGTTGTTTTGTCAGATTCGTAAATTTTTACAAAAACATCGCTAGTTGGAGCCGCATTCTTTTTTAATGATAAAACTATTGAATTTAAAGTCCCACCATATCCAGGGCAAAGAAAAACCTGTCCTCTCTTTTGTTCTATTGCTCTTCCGAAATTAGTAACAGCATCCGAAGAATCTTGAACAAGTTGCGCCCCGCTCGGAATGCACAACGCATCTCCCGCCAACAGAGCTTCGCCGGCAGTTAATAATTGAAAGAAATCATTAAAATCAACATCCTTGTCAATCATTGTGATTGTTCTTGTTGTTGCTGTGGTTAGCTCGTCCGCCTCAAACGCTATTTTTTTTGTAGCATCAGAGCTTCCTAATATTCTAAAAAGATTGTCCGCAATTTCCGCTGCTACAAAATTAGTAATTGCCCATAATTTTGTTGCTGCATCTTGATCGTCTGTTGGATCAGAAACGTTTTTTATTTGATTGCTGTCCATGTCTAAATCTGCCTCCATTTTTGCTTGGCCGTCAACCCAAAGAGAGTTTTGGAAAAGAAGAGAAACTAAAACCGAAAGACTATCTGGAATCGACTGATCAACTTCGATCGTGACGAAATCGTCTGCATCAAAGCTGTTCGGAGTCGTCCCGTCGAACCCTCTGTATCCAGTAGTTGCCGGAATTGTCAAAGTGTCTACGCTTCGAGTTGTTATCAGAACTTTTTCAAACTTAGTGACCGCACCAGTTAAAACACCGCCAGTACGAGCCGAAAGATTTATCACGAAAGGCTTCACAACCCATTTATCAGAAGCTTCCCAAAGGTTGTCTGATCCGCCCCGAAGCGGAGTTGTCGTCAAAGCGTTTGTGTTTACAGCAGTCACGACCGCAATCCCCCATGAATCGCTCGAAGGGTCGCTGTCAGTAAGATTGAAAATAAAATCCCCTACCGCGACTCCAGAAGCTCCGACCCCTGTTTCTGTCAATAAAACAGATGAACCAGCCCCCGTTGTTTGACCAACAATTGGCTGTGGGAAATTTGCACCCTCTCCGGCTTTCAAAACAATTGAAGTTGAAGAAGCATTAATTGACGCATTCAGTTGAGCTGAAGCATTATCCTTTGGAATCGGCAGAATTTCATTCGACATTTTATAAATATTTAGGAATTACCTTCGCTGTTAGTTCATATTCGATGTCTGTCCCTGTGGCTGTCACCGTGTATGAATTACTTCCTGCGTTAACAATAGGGAACTGTCCATCAAAATCAATCTCTGTTCCGTTTAGAGTAACTTTTTTTAATTCTGAATCGAAAATTAAAACATCACTTGCGCTTATTGTTTCGGTTATTTCAATTTCTTGTGAAGTAGTGTTGTTCTTTAGATTAATTCCGGTGATTGCTGTCGCCGTATTAACTATTAAAAGAAAAACAGGATCTCCCGGTGCGTTGCCTTTATTCTCCAATACTTCACTAAATTCTAGTTCGTTGACAGTGTAATCATTGACCGTATATTCTAAATCTTGGCCAAAGGGCACAAGGCAATCAAAAATAACTCTGAAATTTGCCAGCGTTATCATGAAATGTTCAGATCGATCAACATCAATCTTCGATGCCGTACAGAAGTACCTTCTCTTTGTTCCATCACCTAAAATAAAATCAAAATTTTTATTCTGAACAGCTAATTCTTTTTTGAATTCGTCAATCGTATTATCTAGAGCTGTCCTCGTCGCTCCATTCATCATTCCGCTTATTGTGATTCGTTTTAATCTCCAAAAATCAGAATTGATTATTTTCCCATGTCCGTTTGGGACGGCCGCAGTTACAAAATCTCTATCAATTTTTTCGAAATCAACTTTTGAAGTGATGATTTTTTCATTTTGCAGTCCGAATCCATTAAAAGAAAGATTCTCATTTGAAGTCAAAATTCCGCCAAGATTATAAGTCCCGTTGTAAAGTCCTCCGTTAAATAGAATTGAATTGTACATGTTATCCTCCTAATGATTGAATTTTTATGTCCCGAGAAAGTTTTGCAGACACTTCGTCTGCGATTGTCTTTGGATCTTGATTTGAGTTTATCACAATATTGTTTGTGTTCGCAAAGCTGGATTCGTTATTAGTTGTTGATGGCGAAGTTTCTAATTGTGTCGCCTGTTGTTGTAATCGTTCTAATGTTCCCGGAGTTCCGAATTGACTGGCCCTTGATTCTTCGGCCGTGTCCCCGAATACGCTAGAAAGAGCATCGGCAATCCTATCTCCTATCGACTGCATTGTTTCTGCAAAAGCTTCTGCCAATAGCGTTATTGCCTCAAACGCACTTTTGAATTTTTTAACCATCGTAAACAAAACAGATCCAATAACCTCGCCAACAGTTTCAACCGCAGTTCTTATCCCTAAAAAATCTGTCGCGAAAATTGCTATCAGTGCAGCAACAGTGGCGATCACGGCACCAATTGGGCCAGTCATCACGGTGAAGAGAATTCCCATCGACCCGATTATTGGTGTGAGTGCGATCATTGCGACACCAAGTCCCGCAAGTGCCGCCGTAAGCACAATAGAAATCCCGATCACTTTTTGTGTTGTTGGAGAAAGCTGGTTCATTTTTTCAGCAATTTTTGTTAAAAAAGAAACCAATGGCTTAAAAATTGGGATCAAGACAGCTCCTATTGTCTCTTTTAAATCTTTCAATTGTCCCGAGAGTCTTTTTGTGGTGCCAACAAACTCATCGGAAGTTCTAATTGCATCTCCTATCGCCCCCTGCGTCCCCATCGTGTCTCTTATCAATTCCAAACGAGCAACTGCCTTTTGCAGTTCTGTTGCCCCCTGAGATACTTTCGGTAAACCCATTTCTAACAATTTTAAATCTAAATTAGAAGCTTTTAAATTCACACCGAAACGATCGAACACTTCAGCACTACCTGAAAGACCTGAAATGAATCGTTGAAGCGATTCTTGATCGGTTAAATTATTGAAACTGGCAAAATCAAGAGACAGAGATTGAAGCTCTGTTGAGAATGCAAGCGCCTCTTTTCCACTCAGCCCCATTCCTTTTGCGAATCCTTGAAACGATGACAATGCGTCCCTTGTGTCCGTTTTTGATCTTCCTAGACTTTCCGAAACGCTTTGAACGAACTTTTCGGCCTCAGCTGCTTGGTCTTGGAAAACTGCTTTGAATTTATTGTTTGTTTCCACCGCATCAGATGCAGCATTGAGCATACTTTTTCCTAGCGCCCCAGCCGCCAACGCAACGCCAACGAGAGCAAATTTTGCCTGATCAAGAGTAGCGGAAGTCCGCTTGAAAGAATCATTTATTTTTTTTGTTCCTGCTTTTGCAGAAGTTTTAACCTTGTTTAAATCTTTCCGCATCGATGCAAAAACCTTACTCGCTTTGTTTTGCGCGGAAATAACGATTTTAATTGATTCGTCGTTCATCAATCATAATTTACTTTTTTTTCATTTTCTTGGCAATTTTTTTCTGATGCCGCCCCTCAACGTTAGAAATTTGAATGAATTTATTTATTATAGAAAACGACTGCTCGTAAAGCTGTGTCGGTGTCCATCCGAATATTTTGCACATTTGATAATCATTCCAAATTCTTGGGATTCCTTTTTTTCCTGCCTGATTATTCTTCAGAACAAAATCAATTTGTTTTTTTTGATCAGTCGTTAAGCTTTTTTTTTATCGTTGATGAGTTTCTCACATTCTTTCAACAGTTGTTTGTAATCATTGATGTGCATTCCCAAAAGATCTTCTCGAGTAATCTCTTTTTTACCGCCAAAAAGATTCACAGAAATAAGAATCAATTCCTCGGCCTGTTTCTTCACGTTTTTTAGCATCGTTCCCTGGTCAAGCGTTCCGTTTTCTTTTGTTTCAACTCCGTCAAACATTATTTCTTCATATCTTTTGACATCCCCATAAGTCAAAAAAACTTTAGTTTTAAACTCGATGCCGGATTCTTTTAATTTCATTAAAATTTAAAATTACAATTTTTGCATACGTATTGATTTTTTATCGTTTTTGGAAAAATTTTCATCAGAATAAAACAGGTTATAAATGGAACTCCAATTATAAAAAAAGCAATATTAAAAATGCTAAATAAACAAGCTATCACAAAAATTCCAAAACAGAAATCAGAAGCACTAATTGCTCTATAGCTATCGCAATGTGGACATTTCTTCTTCATCAATAAAATATTAACTAACATTTAATAAAAGTCAACAAAATCATTAAAAAGTCCGCCCCCAAGAACAGACTAATTAATGATCTCCTAATTTTATTTTACCCAACTCCGTAAACAGAGCCGTCGGTACCATTTATCAAAACAGCGTCAACCATAGACGCTTCAGAGAAATCATATTCACCCATTAGAGTGAAAGATTCTTCCATTACATTGTCGAGTCCTCGATCAATTGCGTGTTCTGTGACTTTCCCGTTTCTGATATTTATTTCTAGATCGTAGGGCGTTGATCCTGTTACGAATACATCAGTCGTTATTTTAACTTGCAACGCTTGAACTGTGTGGCCGGTAAACAAAGCCCTTTGTGTGGTATCTTCCCATAGTTTTGTTATTTCTGCCCGAACATCGAATGCCTCATTTATTGTTTTCAACAAATCAACGCTACCCCATACTGGTTGAGGCTTTGTGTTCTTTTCGAAAATTATTGATCCTTCAACAACGGGAATTGCCGCTCCAAGCCCTGCTATATTTGCGCCCATCTTTAGAGATGCCATCGCCGCAGTAAATTTTTCCTCGTCGGTATATGTAATTGACGAAGCATTCGTCACAGGGAATTTCCCGATAAAATTTGCTTCAAACGTCGCCCATTCTCCAGCAACGATATTTATCGTGAAACTGTTTAATCTAGCTCCGAGAACTGCCAATTGTTGAATTCCGTCTTTATAAACTATCGAATATGATGGATGTTCGTTTGAATCATTATCAACTATAAAAGTGTGAGTGTCGGAATTAGCAACCGGCGTGTCGTCCGCAGTTGTCATTGTTCCGAATATTGCTTTCAAAAAGTAACCAATCGCAACAACTGAAACAACCCCAGACATTACAACCTCCGCTTCTTGGGATCCAATTTTTGATCCTTCGCTATTTTTCTCAATTCTTCCATAAGCTTGATTGTTCGGAACAGTCTTTTTAGTCTCATTGACCGTCAAGTCTGTGAACGGAAGCCCGAGCAAGGACGCAGAAAGCGTTCCATACGATGTTTCCTCACGACCAATTGCCACTTGCGAACGCCGACCAATTTCTGCACCCATTGTTATTTTTTAGAAAGTAAAGAATTTGCCTCTTTTAATGATGTGGCCATAACAGAATTTTTGTTGTTAAAATACAACTCCTTCTTTAAAGTTTTTTCTTTTGTTTTTAGAGAGTCCTTTTTCATCAATTAGAGTTTATTGCTAGTTAAATTTTTTTACAAATTTATTTTTTCATTAATTTTTCAGCAATCTTTTTATCGATTTTGTTTAATTCTGGACCGTCAATTTTTACAGACCCTTTTATTGCATGATTCAGGATCGCAATAGTCTCGTAAAACTCCTCAAGCGAATCGTAATCCGGTTCTCCTTTTTTTCGATTTTTCCTTTTATTCAGAAGGGTCTCCATTCTTATTTGATAATCTGCATCGCTGTAAAACACAAAAACATCTCCGTCCGTTCTCAGATTGGATATCTTTAATTGATTGGCTTCTGAAATATCGCTCGACAAAACCCCACATCCATATTCATTTATTCCCATGAGCTGGATCCCCCTGATCGGCGACAAAGATTTTTCGTTCAATTCTTGTAATAATTCTGTTCTGGTCGCTTCGCATTCGTTTTTGTCAGACAGTAGACCGCTAAAAAACAAAGTCCCACCAGAGGCGGTTAGAATCAGCGTCAGCATTATGTTTCTAAAAGGTTTTGGCATTTGTTTTTAAGTTATCACACTCTTTTAGAGAGTCAAAATAAATTTTTTGCTCAATAACTTCCTTAAGCGCAAGAAATGAGACTGATTTCCTTGTTTGAGAAACAAGAGGATTGTTGAACTGAGTATAATGGTTCGCTCTTTTCTGTACGTAACAAAAAAAGACTCTGACCTAAAATAAATTTTAAGAAATAAAAAAAAAGAAGCAAATATTTTCTCTTAAAAATTCAATTTGAAGATTTGTGCCAAGCAAATAACTGTTTAGAAAGTGATTCAATCTTTTCATTCAGAAACACAAATTTTTTTAAACTTATTTGGTGTAAATCTTTTAAAAGTCGCAAAAACAAACGAATAGTTTCTACGTTTTCCCGAGCTGAGCGAATATATTCTTTTTTACTTTCTACACTATTAGCACGATAAACATTTTTAATCATTTCTAAAACTTCTGTTTTTATACTTTCTCCTACTGTATATTTATATTCTTTACTAAAATCTTTCGTGTAACGAAATAACTCTACTAATAATTCATAACTAACTCTATACACTGGTAAATTATCGTATGTAGCCATTTCTTTTAGTAAGATTTAAAACATTGATTTTCTTCATTTCTGAATAGCTTAAATAGTCAAATAGACAAATAGTCGGATACTCAGTTCTTGAGGCAACGGACAGAAAAGCCGCTGCCCTTATTAAGGGTGCCACGGTAGACCGTAGAGTTACTTGAATTCAAGTGACGTCTCCACGCATTAGTACCGCTCTCACTGGAAGACCAATAGCTCGTGCCCGTCCCCTGATTGTAGAAAGAAGAATCAGTCCTCCGGTAACCAGTAAGAAGACCTTCAAAGCCTGATGTTCCACCTGTTTTCAGTTTTGTTCCTGCTGTGTCGCAATCCCACCCTAAACGTGTAGCAACACAAGTGTTACCAGCATCAGTCAAATACTGGTCAAGTTGATTTTGTTCAGCATCAGTTGGCATATGCCACCCGTCAGCACAGATTCCTTGTGAGCCCTCCGCTGTTGCATAAGCCATTGCCTCATCCCACTGGTAAAGACCACCTTCAGCTGTACAATTAGCTTCATCATTGGAATAACAATATTTCTCAATTGTGCTGTTATTTGCTGATTCTCCATCGCTTCCATCTCCACCACTTGTTGAATTAATCATTGTCCCTACATTGAGATTCTCTCCCATCCAACACTGATTACCGATTTTTACTGTTCCATAAGTCTCTCCACCATAAGTAAGATCTTCCCCACAAGTTGGAATATAAGTATCTTCACAACAAGCAAACACTTTGGAAGTATTACAATAACCCACACCGGCGCTTCCTCCACCAGTAGAGTTTAGTATCCAGAACGAACCTAAGTTATCAACAGTAGCATTTGACCAACCATTACAATCTGCCACTGGAGTATCATCCGGCGCATACTTCGCACCTCCCGAATTAACCCAAACTTGAGTAGTTCCTCCTACTGACCAACCAGACAGAGCTGAAAGATCAGTAATATTATTCACAGTATTTAGTACTTCATCAACAGAACAAACATGACTACCAGTCGACGCTGTATTACACAGATCATTCGCCGCTTGGTATCCAACCACAGCATCATGAGCCGCCGATCCAGTAGACGCTGCCGAAACCGCCACAAAGATACCACCTTTTAGTTCCCCATTGGAAATATCTCGGCAATTCGCCCCATTCTCATCACAGATTTCCTGCGCTCGGATAGTACCTGCTACGTCTAGTTTTGAGGCTGGTGTGGCAGTTCCGATTCCGACATTACCGACATTGTCAATTACCATATTTGTTGAAAATGTAGACCAATCAGCATTCCATATCCCAAATTGCATTTTTTCACCACTTTTCACTCCTATATCAAATAAACCATCTTGAAGAATTAGATTTCCAACAACATGTAATTTTTCTTGGGGTGTAGTCGTCCCAATCCCCACATTCCCACTCTCATCAATTCTCATAGCTTCACTACCTCCAATAGAAATATCTAAATTATCATCCGCACTCTCATAAAACCCAGTGTCTCCATCACCGAAAGATAGAGTTGGGTTCGGAGCCGTTCCAAAAACACCAGTAGCTAGTAATTGAATTTGAGAATTAGTCGTGTCCACTGTAAAAATGTCCCCAGTGTCTCCGTTTTTTCGAACCAAAAGAGCCTCGGGGTCGGTCACGTCCACCGTCAATGCTCCTGTGATAACAGCGGCGATTGTTGCCGTTGTCGCATCAAGAGTGTCAACCCAAATCTCAGTGATCCTGTTCGCCGAATTTCCGATCGTATCAGTGACAATAGCTGGCAAAATTGCCCCAGTAGAAAGTCTTTTGAAAATATCATCAGCCTTGTTTAGATATTCCGAGGCTTTAAACGGACCATTCGCCGCGAGGGCGACCCCGCAAAACATGGTCAACAGAATCGTTGCTAAAAATTTTTTCATTATTTTGATAGTGTTAATGTCATTGTTATGTCTCCGTCCACTGCTCCCGTTCTAACGAATCTTAATGCTCTCGATCCGACTAGACTTTGTTGCCAAAAATTATTAGCTGCCTCGAACGGATTTACCCCTGCATTGTCTGTGACATCGAACCAGTCGTCAGCCGTTGGCGGAGCTGGATGCGGAGAGACCTGAACGGATATCGTGTCTGCTGTGATCCCCTTCGATGCGATCCCTGTCCAATTCGCTCCGCTGATATCAACGGTCGTGGAAGCATCCAGATTGTCCTCCAACACAAAAGTGTAAGTCGATTTTTCATTTTTAGCGCTGACAAACGTTTTTGTGACTGCGGCGTAAGTTATCCCAGCCAACAATAATGTTACCAACAAGCCGAAAGCGATTCTTCTAATTTTTTGCATTTTTGGAATTATAAATTTTTAATGCTTCGTTCCTATTTTCTGCCTCAATTGTAGAACCGTCTTTCATGGTATACAAATTTTTTTTTGGAGGCAATGATCTTACCATTTCAATCATCTCGTATAAACTTTAGAAAGTACTTGGACTTGGAGGTTGGCCTCGACCGTCGGAAACTCCCTTTGATCGTTAAATCCATAAATTATTCCCGAGTCTGCTCGTAAAGAATAATCAGAATCAGAATCTAAAAAATTCCTAACCGCGTAAGCAATCGTATCTGTTTTTAATTCGTTACTCGTTCCCGACTTCCGCTCTTCCATTATTTTTTTGAGAATTGCAAGTCCTGATTTAATAGTTGCGCTCTGGTTGAAATAATCTCTGGCATCGAGTATCAAAGTAATATCTATCGTGTAAGTATCTTGGTCTTGAGTATTTGTTTTTGTCAGAATTGCGGTCGAATTCGGGTTAACAATTATCGCCGGAATACTGTTTTTTGGAATCAGAAAAATATCACCATCATAAATCTGATTTATTCCTCTTGGTGTTTTCACGTTGGCATTCAACAATGAAATAATCTTTTCTGTTATTCTGTCCATCACTTCGATTCTATGAACTCATTTTTATTTTGCAATTTTTTTTATGTATGCGTTGAAAATCCTGACGATTTCGTTTTCTCTTTTTTTGTCGATCCTCATCATTATTCGGCGTGGCAACCTTGACCTCGCCTTATCGCTCTGATGAAATTTGAAATACTGAGTGTTATTAACAATCGTCGCACTCATTGGCGTAATGGTACTTGCGAAACTTTTTCGCATTTTTCCTGTATCTATCAATATTTTATTTCCTTTTTTTCTTTTCAACGTTTGCGGGGAAAGGCTTTGCCAAGGCTTGCCCAATTCTCGACCAGACGTGATAAAATTCCTATCAATCGCGCTTCTCATTAACGCATTTGATTTCATCAAAGGTTCTCGAAAATTATCTAATCCTCTGCTTATATTCGAAAATTTCCTATCCAGTTTTTTTATCCCCTGGATTTTAACGTTTAATCGAAACATCTTTTTTTGTTAATATTTCTCGCCAATTTTCCCAATCATTGCATTATCTTCGGGACTTGAGGTGTCTGCCAAGTCTGAATTTTTTGGAAACCCTGTAATTGCGCTGAGTGCAGATTCTTTCAATGCCAATTCAACTCCGTCTGAATCAACAAGTGTGATTTCTCCTTTTTTTAATCTGTCTAAATCCTCAATTGCTAGATCGAGTTTCTTTTGGGCCATAGAAAGCAATTCTCCGCCCTGTCCTTCAAATTGTTGGAGTTGGAGTTCTGCGGCCGCCATTTGTGTCGCTAATTTTCCCAAAAAACCCTCTGCCGGAGATCCAGAGTAATTCGTGTTTACCGTATTTAGAGGGATTTGATACCTAGAACCAACTGCACCAGAAACTTCGCCATTTGCGCTCGCCACACAAGGGTCTACGTCGAGAGTGGCATCAATGTCTGTATTATTGAGGAAACCAGCTTCTCGACGTGTTTTTATTGCATTCGTGAAAGTGTCAACAGCCATTTAAGATAAGTGTTGTTTTAGTTTGTCGAAATCTGGATCTTCTTTTTCAAGTTTTTGGCCAACGTTAAAAACAATCGTCGTTCCATTTCCTCGTTTGTGCATGACGTTTTTTGTGAAACATCCTGCCCCGACTTTTGCATCAGGTTCTTTTTGTTTTACTCTCTCGATCTTTTTAGGTTCCTCTACTTTTGGATCCTTTTTGATCTTTTTTCTCGAAAACGCTGCTTTGAGTCCCATTTTGTAAAAGTTAAGAAATAGGAATTACAATAAAATTGTAGGACACACGAAAAAAAGTGCAAGTTAAAAATAATTCAACTCTGTTTATTCTTTTGGGTCTAGTAAATTATACGATGCAAAAACAACTTCTTGATTAAAAAACAATCCGATCCTTTTTTTCAGCAAAAC